CCGCCGCTTTGAACCGGAAAAGATCGACTATCAGGTCAGTCATATTCACGCTCCCGCCGCTGATTTAAAAAGTGTGGCGTCTGTTATTGGCTTTTTTGGTAACGTATCGAACAAAGTGGGCATGGCCATCTGATTCTCGGCCGCCTTGCAGTATGCGGCGCCGTCAAGAAAGTATGAGTGAGCAAGTTCGCAGCCTATGCCGAAACGCCTCTTTAAAATGGCGCGGTAGGGCACTGTAGCCAGCCCCATGAACGGGTCATAGACGGTTTCGCCCTCCATCGAAAATTGCTCGATTACCCGGTCGGCGAGGTCAAACTGCATGGGGCAGAGGTGCATCTCTTTCCCTTTTGCGGATTGTGCCCCATTCAACGTCAACATGCGCGTGATGTCCGTCCACACTTCCGTCGACCAGCTTTGCGGCTGCAAAAGCATAAACGTCACCGGCAACCTGCCGTGCGCATCCAGCATTTCGCCGATTTTGACATGGTGCTCGAAATTGTAGACCTCTGTAAGTGAGTACTCCCGGAAGAGCTTGAAAATCTGATCGTGTTTCAACTGGCGCAGCTCGTCGGGGTCCATAAGCCGGTCCCCGGCCGATCTCGCAAACCCGTGAGCATCGATTTGCCAACGGGACCTGGAGTATTTCTCTTTGGTTTTTACAACGGGCAGATCCGCATAGCTGTTAGCCGTATCGGTGGGCGGCTTGCGAAAGAGCAAAAGATATTCCGGCATTCCCACGCCCATTTTCGTGCCGTCTTTGCATTGCTCGGTCCAGCCAAGCCTGTAGGTTTGATTGTTCTCGCGGACCACATCAGTAACGATTGTCTTCATCCCCATGTAGCCGAAAAGATGATGGCACGGTTTCTGAACCCATTTGAGCGTCATTCCACCTTTCCCATCCGGAACGGGTTCCCGAACCGGGATTCGGCACTCGGGACAGGTTGTAAAATGGTCAATACAGTCTTTATGAAACGGATACACCGTCTGAAAGCCGAGGCCGGTCATTCCACCTGGAACAATCCGGTCCTTGACGTGGATCGCCGCGATTCTGCCCGGCTGGAGTACCCGGAAAAGTTCCGGAATGAGGTAGTCCATTTGCGCCCAAAAATGGGCATTGTTATCGGTGTGTCCAAAATCCGCGAAGTTCGGCGAGTACTCGTACTGCATCGAAAAAGGGATGCTCGTCAGTATTAGCCCAACGCTATTTTCTTCCATGCACCGGGTCTCGAGCACGCAGTCATTGTTTACGATCCGGTATCTCTCGCCGGTTATCTCGACGCGCTCCACTCCCATGGCTCGATTGATATTTTCCATCATTGCGGCCATGGATAAGCCATATTGTTTTATGATTTCCGTCATTTTGCGCACCATTTCGTTGTGTTGGGTCCATTTCTTTTCCAGGATTTTTCTAATTCGTCGCTCGGCCGAGGTATAGATGATATCAATCGCCACGTTTTCTTCCTGGAGATACCGAAGCACTCGGTGGACCCCCTGGATAAACTCCCGAAATTTGAAGCCAATCCCCGTAAATATCTCCCTATGACAATGCTTTTGAAAATTACATCCAGAACCGGCGATTGAAGGCTTACTGCTGAAAAGGCGGAACTTGCCTTCAGAAAAGTCAATGATTCTATGCTCGCGATCTTCCAGATCCTGGCTTCCCCAAACGCTCACGGCTCCGGGAAGAAGTTTTTGAATCGCATGCCGTTCATCTTCTAAATCATGCCATAGGATGAAATTATCGCCGGGCGCTGCATCGACGATTTCTTTCGCTTTTGCGATACGCCGCGGCATGCTGTTGCGTTTTTCCCTGCATGACTCCTGCACTCCCATTGCGATATTGACCGTCATCCGCATCTGGCCGCTTTTCTCTTTACTCGCCTTTGTGTGGTCGGTAGGGATTTCATGCCAATTGACGGTCATCTCAGGCATGGTGTATCCGGTGTCATCAAAACCAAGATCCGAAGGTTTCTGAACGAAGATTGCCCAGGTTGAAAGCCAAAACCAAAACTCAGCTTCTTTGTGGGCATGAAGAGTTAGCTTGTCGGCATGGACAGAATCGCGCTTGAAAAATCTGGTTTTTGCCCCGCTGACATCGAGGATATCCAGATAGGCGGCGTACGCCAGAAGTTCGATGTAATCATTAGGGGATGGTGTAGCCGTGGCAACAAACCGGTATGGAACTCCGGCCGATCTCACGCGATCGTTAAGTGATTTACCGTCGCCAGCAAATAAGCGCATGAATTCCCGGAAGGTCTTGGTCCCGCCAAATCCAATAAGGACAGACGCTTCGTCAAGACTCGCCACGCTAAATTCCCGAGGATCCAATTTGCCATCACGAATCGTCTCATAATTCGTGCAGTAGATTCCTTCCGGGTCCTCTGCTTCCTCGATCCGGCGGATGAATTTTAGATTTACCCCGAGCATGGCGGCATCACGGGTAAACTCCTGGCGAACACCCAAAGGCATCACCTGCAAGCCTTTGCCACCGGCATGTCGTTGGGTCAGCCGGATCGCCTCAAGTTGAATGACGGTCTTCCCCAAGCCAAACGCTGCAAAACAGGCACGCCTGCCGCCCATCACCATCCATTTGACGATAGCCCGCTGATGCGGTTTCAGGATGGGGTTTATCTCTGAATCGTTGACCGGAAAGCCGAAGGAAGATGCGGGAACGGCTTTTTGTTTCAAAAATTCCAGATAATCCATATCACTCATTGGGCACTTCCCCCGTAGGCCTCCACAGCAAAGGTTTCCATGGTGATCGGTGGAAATCGGCGCATACCCGGGCGCCAAGTGAGCACTATTTTCGATGAGACAGGAGAGGACCCGAATTGCGCATAGACCCGGCCGCACCCCTCGGCGGTGCAGCGCCAGGTATGCAGGCCAACGGGGATCATCGGATCAAGGCCGTGATTGGTGCAGGCGGGTATATATTCCGAGATGACATGCTCACCGCCGCTGAGATAACCTGTGATCTTAAGGTGCCCGCAGTTCCGGCAGACGTAGACGCCAGTAAAAGATCGCCTGATATCGGCCTGCCAGCTACTCGACAGGCTGCATCCGCAGATCGGACATGTGATGATGTGGTTCATGGTTTGTCTCCTTGTGCTTCCCCGACGAATCGGCTCGTCGGGCTTTCGTAAACTTTTCCATCAACTTCTTTTCGCTCAGGCCTTACGCAAAGCAATAGCTGGTCTCTCGCCCGCGTAATGCCGACGTAGAATAAGCGACGTTCCTCTTCGATCTCCCCGGCCGCAATTGCCTGCTTGCTTGGGATAATCCCCTCGTTGCAGCCAGCCAGGAGCACAGTCCCAAACTCAAGCCCCTTACTTGCATGGATGGTACAGAGCGTCAGGTTCTCAGCTTCATCAGACATTTCGTCCTGAATGTCGTAGACGGCCAGCCAGTCGAGGTATTGCTTGATGGTGCCGTTGGGGTGGTCGGCTGGTTTGAGAGTTGCCACGAACCAGCAACTTTGGTATTCCTGGGTTTCGGAATTGAACTGGTTTGAGTATTTTGTCAGAACTTCCTCGCGCTCCAATGTTTTACGAGCCTCATCCTCCAGAATGTGGCCCCTGATAAAAAACTCAGGCTCGAAGAACCGACTCCAGTTAAGACATAGGAATTCGCCGTCACGTTTGCCCATCTCCTACCCCTCCAATCCCCAGCTCGCGCTGCTTCGGAGCACCGCAGATTCGCCCAGTTGTACATCGACACAGTATTCTCTTTCGGCTTCACTTGGAAGGTCCGGAGCACCCGTCGCCGTCCAGCCAGGGCAGTGAGGCCACAGCCGCAAAACTTTGTCCAGGCACGCTGGCATCCCGTAAATATCAGCGTCCCTGCCGCGTTTGCAGATATCATAGTGGTAACATCGCGGAGCGCGCGGCCCTTTCTGATATTGCTTCCGAAGCTTGCCGGAAGGGTAAATAGTGCAACCCCCCACCTGGTTATACGCTACTTCCGTCGCCTTTTCGGCCTTCTCCTTTAAAATCCCCGCCTTCCTCCGCTCGGCATTCTGCTTCTGGTTGCAGGTAGCGCAAATACCCTTTGGGTGTTTTTTAGCGTGGGCGATACCCAACGGTCGAGGCACGTGGCAGCGCGGGCAGACAACCTCGACTTTCAGCAACGGCCGACACCTGGAACACGGATCGGTCTTGCACGCACGGCGGCAGTGGGAGCAGATCATCGCGTGCCCTCCGCTATGCGTTCTATCGCGGCAACAATACTCGGCGGTGCTTCGTGGGCTACCTCGTAGTACCGCAACATGCGATAGCTCACACCGATCAGAGCCGCCAACTTGCTTGAGCCACCCGCTTTCTTTCTCGCTCGGGCCAGCGATTTCAATCTGAGATATTTTTTTGGTCCTTCCGGTCTTGCCATAATTCCTCCACGTTTGAGATTGGGTATAGTGTTGCACGATTCATTTCAGGAGTCAATGCCAATTTATTTCAGAATTAACTTCACTTTGTTATTGACACTCCAAGAGAGCGGATGTATCCTTGTTTTGACACTCGGACCGCATGGATTCGGATTTAACTTTTCACAAAACCAGGGGGACGAAAGGTCCCCCACTTCCAACGGCGAACGTAGGGACTTAAACGACAGGTTGGCAGCCGGACCCGTCAGCAATAGACTCGAAAGAGTTGCCCCTTGGAGCGTTGGTCCGGCAGAGCCCACTGATATATGCATGGGCACAAGGGGGTGAAAGTCCCCCCCCGTTCTTTGGAAGCAGAGCAGGGTTCATTTGAGGGGGTGTCGAGGATGTCGGAATCAACCAGGAATAGGCGCCTTGATCCGGATTCAAGGACGCCATCCGGGGCAAACTTCACCCGAGCATTAGCGACCTGAGACCCTGCTTTGCTTCGAGAGAATCGAACCGTCACGCTCAGCTTGTCCTACTCGCTGCTCTGTGACAGCCGCGAGGCCAAACCATTTACCCCGGCGAGTACGAGGTTCCCTGAGAATCCAGCGGCCGGGACGAAGATACGGAGGGGAAAATGCCTATTTCTCAAAAAGAATTCTGCAAACGGTTAACCGAGTTGCTCCTATCGTCAGGCTACGGGATCGCCGACGAACCGCACGTTTACCTGCTTGAATCCGGAATCGACAGTGATTACGGCCGGACGGTTTCCATCGACGACGAATGCCGGCTGCATTTCGTTTAAACGGGGACGACGAAGGAGAGGGGAAAGTGCTTCTCACTGATATGGGCAATATTATATGTTGTAACTGTTCTCAACGTAGTCATGGTGTACTGATTGCCTGGTTGCCGGACGGTTTCAACAATCGTACCTCCATCGCATTGTGCGATCAGTGTGCGAAACAACTTAAAAATCTGCTCACCCAACGGTCGTCGGCAATATTGGCAGGTATGATCGATGCTGCAATGGAGGAGTGAATAGCATGGACTACAGCCGCCAAATAGACGACGCGAACCGTCACCCACGTTGGGGGCTGCCCATGACGGAGGATGAGGAATTGAGAGAGGATTATCGTACAGAAGATGAGAAGGAGCCGCCCGACGATTCCCGCAAGTGCCCGTCTTGCGATGGGTTTGGACGGATCATGACGGATGATAGGGTTCCGTGGGGTATTTGCAGTGAATGTGAGGGGACGGGAAGGAGTCACCATGATCTATTTCACCGAGCTTGAACGTGAGGCCGCCCTCAAGGCCGCCGCGCCGGATCTGCTGGAAGCTTGCCAGCGGATCGTGGATCTCAGCGCCGGCTGGAATAAGAACGGCAGTACTGGCCCGCGGCACCCTTTGTCTTGGGAGTCGGTAGGCCGGGTGGCGATGGATTACGCCAGATATGCGTTGTCGAAAATCGAGGAGGGTTGAGTGAAAATCATCATAATTAAAACTCAGAGTGATTTGGATTCTTTACCTGACAAATTCGAAGAATTTACCCGAATCCACATTGAAGCTACGGCGGGTGTTACGATTATAATTCGAAAGGCCTGGGAGAACTCGTCGGTTGTGGCCTGGGAGAACTCGTCGGTTGTGGCCAGGGGGAACTCGTCGGTTGTGGCCAGGGAGAACTCGTCGGTTGTGGCCTGGGAGAACTCGTCGGTTGAGGCCTGGGAGAACTCGTCGGTTGTGGCCAGGGGGAACTCGTCGGTTGTGGCCAGGGAGAACTCGTCGGTTGTGGCCAGGGGGAACTCGTCGGTTGAGGCCTGGGAGAACTCGTCGGTTGAGGCCAGGGGGAACTCGTCGGTTGAGGCCTGGGAGAACTCGTCGGTTGAGGCCAGGGGGAACTCGTCGGTTGAGGCCAGGGGGAACTCAGTAATCCGGCTCTTCAACCAAATCAAACGTTTGGTGCTCAAGAAATTTTCAGTCGCAATCTCTATAGGCTTTACGGCCAAGGTTGAATTCAAAGCAGAAACCGCAACGTACATCGAGAAACCGCTGGCAACCTATGATAAAGCTGAATTCCTCGATATCTACGCAAAAAACGTTCAGTCTGACGGCAGAATAAAGCTCTATAAGACCACCCGAGACGATGGGACCGACCACCATACAGGTAAAATCACATACAAGGGTATTGTCCGTCCGGCACAGTGGGACCCGGATGAGAACCGACAATGCGGGGACGGTTTGCATCTTTCGCCCACTCCGCAACTCGCCAAGTCGTACAACTCAGGAAAAATTAAGCAGTGCCTCGTCAAGTTGGATAATTTTGTTGTGTATCCGCATGACATCAGCAAGGTCCGTTGCGCCGAGGTGGAAGTTATCGAGGAGGCCCCCAATGCCTAACGCCCCCAACACCATGGATGCCTTTCACTCAATCGAAGAAGTCGCGCTTATGCTGGGACAGGGCGCGAAGGTCGAATGCCAATGCGCGCCGGAGCATCTCGTTGTCGAATCGGGCGTGCTCCGATTGCTCGAGCAACTTTGTGCGGATACGATCAAAGTCGAATGCGGAATGTGCGGCAAAGTATGGCTGTACAATCTCGGGGACACATACACGCTCGGCAAATACCGGCGGGAAGTGAATGCGAGGTAAGGGAGGATTAAATGCTGCCCCAAGTATGCGCAGGTAAACGCACGGATGGACAGGGGTGTGAGGCGCGCGCTACAAAAGATCGTGCCTCTGACGGGAAATATTATTGCTGGTGCCATCATCCCAACAAGCTGCGCTTTTCCGGCGGCCGGATTTCGCAGGCAACCGCATGCGGTTTGTTGAGGGCACTGGCAAACCTCTATTCAATCAGTGCACCATTCCATCATGAGACGGACACGGCTTGGAAAGCATGTAAAGAACAAGTGCCCGCCGCTATCGCAAAAGCGAAGAACAATCAGACGATTGTTGCAAAGGATTGACATGGCAACAGGAAAGAATTGGACGATGCTCGAACTCATTTCAAAAGGGGACGTGAATGATAACGGATGAGCGTAGAGAAGAACGCCGGCACGGTATAGGCGGAAGCGATATCGGCACAATCCTTGGCGTGAATGACTATGAGACCAAGCGCGACCTGGCTATGAGAAAACTGGGCTTGCTTCCCGAGAAAGAAGAGACTGCGCCCATGAAGCGGGGCACTCGCTTAGAGCCACTTGTTGCCGAACTTTTCACAGAGCAGACCGGGATTGAGGTCCGGGAAGAACACGAAATTATCGTCCACCCCAATCACTCCTGGATGATTGGGAATATCGACCGATTCACGATGCCAGACTTGGCAGTCCTGGAAATCAAATGCCCCGGTCTTGCGGTCTTTTCGAAGATTCGGCGCGAAGGCCTTCCTCAAGCCTGGATAGCGCAACTGCAATGGTATCTCGCTATTTTGGGTGAAACGAACGGCATCTATGCAGTCTTTAATTCGGAATTATGGAAGCTGGAGCACTTCTCGGTAACGGCGGACCCGGATCTGCAAGCCTTGATGATCGGGGAGGCCGAGAAGTTTTGGACCGATCTGCAGAAGGGCATCATCCCCGACGATGAATCTCCGGTAATCGATATGCCCCCCGTTGGTGACAACAAGGTTTTAAAACTCGGCACTCCCGAATTCACCCATTTGGTCAACGAACTCTGGGAGGCCAAGGAGATCAGAGAAGAGGCTGAAACCCTTTATAATGCTGCGCAAGACGAGATAAAGAAAACCATGGGTGAATACGCCATCATCGAGGCTGACGGCTTCAGGGCCTACCATACGCTTCAGAGCGGCCGCACGACGATAGACAGTAAGAAATTATCCAAGGAGTTCCCCGAAGCTTACGCGAAGTGCAAAAAGCAGGGAGCACCCTTCAAATCATTTCGACCCTATTGGATTGGAGAAAAGAATGAACGATGAAATGGACAAGGCAGTTCAGAAGGTAGAAAATACCGATTCACTCTCACCAGTCATGGCTGGGTTTGGTAGCAAAGACGGATTTGATCTAATGCTCCGGCAAGCGAAATGGCTTTCCGAGAGCGATCTTCTCCCCAAGCAGTTCCGGAAAAACATCCCCAATACGGTTGTCGCCCTGGAAATGGCTAACCGTATGGGGGCCAGCCCTTTGGCTGTATTCCAAAACATCTATGTTGTTCACGGCAAACCCGGCTGGTCGGCACAATTCACGATTGCGGCCGTCAACAGCACAGGAAGATTTTCGCCGCTAAGATTCCAAATTTCCGACCTTGGCCCCGAGCAAACAGTTACCGTTAGCTTGACTGAGTACGAAGACGGCAAAAAACAGGTCCGGAATATCTCGGAAAAGATCCAGGACCGGGTTTGCATCGCGTGGGCCATCGAGAAGGAAACCGGAGAAAGGCTTGAATCTCCCCCCGTTTCAATGGTCATGTCTGTTATGGAAGGATGGTATAGCAAGGCCGGTTCGAAATGGAAAACTATGCCGGAACTCATGCTAAGGTATCGAGCCGCGGCTTTCTTCGGTAGGCTTTACGCTCCCGAAATCCTTATGGGGATGAAGACGGTTGAGGAAATCGAGGATGTTGTTGACCTTGAGCCGGATGAATATAGCTCCGTGGCTACCAAAACCGAATCGAAGAAGGACGCGCTCAAAGAAAAGTTAAAGGCCAAAAAAGAACAGGTTCCGGAAGCCCCTCCCGAAGAACTGCGGCAAGCTCAGGAAACCGAAGTGGTTCAGGACGCCGTGCCGGGGGAGGAGGCCCCTCCGTCCGTGATATGTCCCAAAAATAACGAGTCCACCTTTAAAAGCTTCTGCGTCGCGGCATGCAAGGAACGTGCCGGATGCCCGGCGCACTCATAGCCGGCATCCGGCATAGGGGGAGTTATGGGAACCGAAGGCGAATATTGGAGATCGCGTCGCGACCACAGAGAGAAGAAAAAACGATACCTGGTGGTCTGCAACAAATGCGGCGGCAAGGGATACTTCGGGACTGAACGGTGTGTCTGGTGCCAAGGCTCGGGCAAGGTGGATGATCGGTTGGAAAAGCTGCCCAACGCCAATCCCGGCGGTGATATGGATGTGCCATTTTTTTAAACCGCGCCGCTCCCGGACACCGGGGATTGAGGAGGGACCGTGGGAACAAAGATTGAGTGGTGCGATGATCCGTGCAGCGAATGCGGCTCCAAGATACCCGTGGCCGACAATCCATCCGGAGCCACTGGCGATATCCAGTGCCGTCCCTGTCGGGATAGACTTGAAGCTGAGATTAAACGAGAACTGGGCGAATTTCCCATAACGGAGGCCACGCGATGAAGATATATCATATGTGCCTTGAAATCTCCGGAGCACTAAAGAATCTCAGCCGCTTAAAGGGCGTGATGACTGACGAAGACGGCCGAGAACTCACCCTCGAAGAAATCAAAATGTATCTACTGAGCGAGCAAGCCGAGGGGCATCAGGTTTTACCGTGCGCAGAATGTGAAAATTTCGACTACCACCACGGATGCCGGGGACATGATGAAGGGAAGGGCGAAAATGAGTAACGATAGTGGGGGAGACACCGGAACGTCATGCCTTGAGCACAATTTTATCAGCGACTTCGAATCGTGCCCGAAGTGCATGATGGATGTGGCAAACCATCGTGCAGATAGATTGCAGCGTGAACTCGCCGCCGTAACATCCGAGAGGGACGTACTATCCAAGAAGCTCCGCGAAGCGGCAATAGACTACGTTGACGGACATGACCAGGAGGCCCTGCTGCAATGGTTGGCTTCGATCGGAGGGCAAAGATGAGTGACTACGAAGCTTTACAACGAAGCATGGTAGCAAAGGAAGCCGTGAGTAATCACACAAAAGACCTTCGCACCCAACTCGCCGCTGCCAACAAGCGGATCGAGGAGTTGGAGAAGGGTGTAGCACAGGTGTGGCTCACCCGTACCTTTGATAATATTCACCTTTGGACCGAACCGCAGGAATGGGACGACGAATATGACGAATTTTCGGGCGATACCGAGAATTGCATGTATCTGGGTGAGTTCGATGTTCCCGGTTTGGCCCATCAGCAATGCCGTTCCGCCCGCATCGTCCTGGCCCCGGAGAACAGGAGCACAAAGTGACCTGGATTGGCTATTACTCTGCTGGACCACCTATTATTCATAGCAATAATTCTGTCAAACGCGTTGAGGGCGGGAATCTATGTGCATTGTGTGGGCATTGGACACCGAACTCACAGAGGAAAACTGATAATCATATGTGTGAAGCAAAGAAGGAGTTAATGACATGGCATGAGGAGAGAAAATCATGACGCCCTACGAAAAGACTGAACTCCTCAGAGCTTTCGACCACCAACGTGAGCAAGTGCTACTCAACAAATTGGATATGTTGGAGGCTCGACTCCAGTCTGTCACCAAAGAGCGCGACGCCGCTCTATCCGAAATCGCCAGGCTCACCAAAGAACTGTCCGTATGCAATGAGTGCGCGGGAAAGCATCTGGAAAGGGCCGAGAAGGAGGCGATAGCCGATGACCTAACTATCCGATAACCCTAGCCCCTCCCTCGCCGCTGGCGTAGCGGTGAGGGGTAAAAGGATGATGTGATGTGCGGTTGCATAGATAGAATCAACGCAAAACTCAAAGAACGAAATACTGAGTTGAGCACGTGTTTTGACCTTGAGAATACCACAGCGGGGCACAGGCTGCTCGTCGGGACAAACAAAATAGACCGGTCAAAACGAGGTAGGCCGGTTCTGGCGGTAGCAACATTCTGCCCGTTTTGCGGTGAGAAAATGGAGAATCCCAATGATGGATAAGAAATTGATTCAGAAGATAATGGAGATACGGCGTGCTTCAAATTCCTCGTGCGAAGAAGCGGCCGAGAAAATCATCGCCGCTGTACGTGCTCACGACGATGTTCCCGACGAAAGTGCAACCCCGCTCTCCAGACAGGTCCTCGTACTGCAAGAGAAGTTGCAGGATGCTGAGGCACAGGTCGATATGCTGAAGACACAGGGTAAGGCGTCAGAAAAGGAACTTGCCGAAGCCCATCAGCAAATCCAATACTTTGTGGAGCAGCGTAAACAGGCACTCAACCCCGACATCGTTGGTACTCTCGGCTATTGGGTAAAAGAGGCGGAAGCGTTTGAAAAGGAGCGGGATGCCGCTTTGATTGAGTTGGCGCAAGCCCGGCTTGCGGTGGAGAAACCGGGGGAGAACAAAACTGAATCCGACTATGCCAACCTGGTCGCCCGGATGCAAGCCGACTTGGAGGAACGGTTTGGTGTGGTGAAGTCCACGGCCTACGCTGTGGCCCGGATGTATGCCGAGTGGGCGGGGAAGGCGGAGCCCGAAGGTGAGAAACTGTGGATTGGACTGCTCGTCGACTGCGGTAAATTTGTCGGCACTACAAACGCTTATCGAGATAAAAGCCAAGTGGAGAATGAGATCGCCTGCTCTTCGAGATTCATTGGCCTGGCCCCCGTCTATCTTCCCAAGGCCAAAACCGGCAAGGAGTCGCTGATCGCTGAGGCCGAGGAAATATTGACGGACAATTGGCCAGTCGGCAAAGCTCGGGATGTTATCAAGAGATTACTCGCCGAGGTGAAAGGGGTGAAGTCATGATCTCCACAACCGAAGAAGCCCGAGGGCGCTCGTGCCCTGTGCATGAAATTGCATTCTTCCTGGCAATACAATCCGGTTATGGAGCGCGTGAGATAATACGAAGTTGCACTGTCGACAAGTGCCAGTTTTGGGAACCTATTGGCGTCAAAGAGTTGAGTGATCGAGTCCAGGCAGTAAACGACCTGCACCCCGATTGGTCGGGGCAACAATGCCATGATTCGCTGCCGTCTATGGGCGATTGCGGGCTGAAGACCGGACCTGGTTCCAAAGTTCATTTTGAGCCGGAAGGATTGCGATAATGCTCATCCCCCGTCCTTCCCTCACGGATCAGGGCTTTAGCCCGTGGAAGCTGCGGGGTTTCAACCCCAGCAGAGGAAACGCTTTTTTGGCTTTAGCCATTGACTTGTCCTTTCACATGTGATAAGTATTGTTTTATGAAGCTGATAAAAACCATTGTATGCAACCTGGAACCGACGCCCGAACAGATCCCGGAGATCGACGCTACTCTTGCGGCCTTCGCGGATGCCTGCAACCATATCGCCGGGGTTTCTCGGGAGATCGGTTCCCACAACAAGGTGATCGTTCAACACGCTTGCTATAAGGACGTTCGGGCTAGGTTCGGGCTTTCGGCCAATCTTGCCATTCGGGCTATCGCCAGGGTGTGCGCGGCCTTTAAAGTTCCCGAAAAGGCCAACTCCGTCTTTGCTCCAACAAGCATCGACTATGACGCTCGAATTTTTTCCTTCCGCGAAACGGACTGGACTTTCAGCCTGACGTTGCTCAATTCCCGCCAGCGAATCACTACGAAACTTGGAGAGCGACAGCACCGGGAACTTACGGGATGCAAGCCCACAAGCGCCCAACTGGTCAAACGTAATGACGGGCGCTACTTCCTGCACATCCAGATAGCTGACGAAGCGCCGGAACCCGTCAAGACAAACACCGTCATCGGCGTGGATCTTGGCGTTCAGCACTTGGTCGTTACCGACGATGGAACCACCTTTACCGGGAACGACGTGGAAGCTTGCCGCAAGAAATATGGGAAGCTTCGCAAGGATTTGAATGCATGTGGAAGTAAGAGCGCCCGCCGCCATCTTCGCAAGATCCGACGCCGGGAATCGAATTTCAGGAAAGACAAGAACCATATCATCAGCAAGAAGATTGTCGCCAAGGCCAAAGACACCGGGAGTTCGATTGCCCTTGAAGATCTTACGGGAATCGGAAACCGGACAACGGCTCGCAAACCTGACCGCAATCGACTCAAGGGATGGGCGTTCCATCAACTGAGAACCTTCATCGTCTATAAAGCTGCACGGGTCGGAGTTACCGTAATCCCCATTGATCCTAAAAATACCTCGCGCTGTTGTAGCGAATGTGGGCACACCGAGAAGGCGAACCGCAAGACTCGGGACTTGTTCGTGTGTCGTCAATGCGGATTCTCCTTTCCAGCCGACCATAATGCAGCCATTAACATCAGGAACAAAGCTTTAAGGGCTTCGGTCATTAAGCCCATCGCAGGGATTGTTGATGCCGGATTCGAACCCGGTGGAGATTGCCTGCAAGCCGCCTCAATTTATTGAGAGCGGTAGATGACTTGGCAATTTTGGGCGAAGCTCGCGGCGTTCTGCGGGCTCCTGGTGGCGTTAATTTGGAGTTTGGTATGAAAATATGGTTATGGCTCGGTTGCATTACTTCCGCTGTGAATGTCATCCTCTCGGTTCTGAGTGGATGGGAGTGGCACGAAACTATGGCCTGGACAATCGCAGCAATACTCTATGCGTACTTGTTGACCCAATCACGAGAAGGATAACCCATGGACGGTCCCCTGGAACATCACATCCTGGAACTGCCCGAGAAGCCGCCGCTGAAAATAAACTGGTGGTTCATCGGGGCGATGGTGCTCGACCTGGCAGCCCTCGCCCTGCTCCTCTACCTCGGCTACCGCATCGCACGCTGGATTTGCGGGGGCTAATTACCCCACTAGGATCGCCGCCCCAATACAAGGGCTTTGATGAATAATACGATCAAGAGCTTTTTCACAAAACCTCCTGTTCGGGATCGTCGGCGTTGTAAGGTTTGGCTTCGGTCATCATTGTGCCGCACTCATCGGGTCAAGTTCGTCATAGTAGACTATTGCCCTGACCACGCCCGCCGTGAAATTACCAGTATTGGCGGCAATAGTGATCGCCACGGTCCCCGTAGTGATCTCATACGCTGGATGGATGGCGTTGAAGACTGTGTTTTTCGTAAGGAGTCGCCCCGTACAAATCGCTGTTGATGGCGTATTGATGTAGACCGCGCTCCAAGTTGTTCCCCCAGTGTTGATTGTAATAAGGGTATCGACCCGAAGTTGGATGGCCTTAATTCGGTCCCCGGCGGGGATACCCAGAGTTATAGTCCCGGTTGGACCAGAAAGGGCTGGAGACACAGCTTCAACTACCTTCTGGATCAGACCTCCTCCTGAATTCGCTGCCGCTGTGGAATGTTCTATATTTCCCAGCACATGAAGGATTTGTGACGGAGAAGTCGTCCCGATGCCGACGCTGCCGGCTGGTATAATCGTTTTCGTAACGGACGCATTCCCTAGCGTTGTCGAATTCGAGCCGTTGCCCACCGCGCTGGGGCCGATGACCGTTTCGTTAGTGTCATTATCAGCCAATGGATAGGCATTATACCCAAGATAAAGAGAATTT